TTTTATTAGTTTTTATTTTATAGTAAATGGCTTGGTGGCTTACGCTATGTAAGGTTGCGAACTCGCTAACTGATAATAAATCTTTCATATTGCAAATTTACAAAATAATATTGATAGTTGCAAAATAAATTTAGTTATATTACATTTGTCAAACACTTCTCGGAATATTAAATGAAATATCCAATCCTATTCTTAAGCGCATTAATCATAGAAATATGTTCAACATTTTATATTAGGTTTGTCGCAGAAGCAAATACTTCAGGTATGATATTTTTTGCTTTTATTGGTCCATTCCTTGGGTTACCATTCGTTGGTTATATGGTTGAATCTAAATTGTGGAGTGAGAGGATTAAAATGGCTATGGCAATGTCTAGTGGGTATGTATTAGGTGTTTTAATAGTAATTAACATAATTACAAAATGAAAACAATCATAAATGATAAATACGATTTATTATTAAGTTATGATCCTTGCGATATATTTACTTATTATAATGTAAGTGAGATGCACGGTTTAAATTTAAAAGATTGTAAAAGTTATAATAATACAACTAAAGATGCTTATATTGCTGGCTGGTGCAATTACATTCCAAACTCAGATAGGCACTTTGTGTTTATAAACCTAAGTAGATGCAATAGTGATATTGAATTCTTTGCCCTTATAATGCACGAACTTCTGCATCTTAGCTTTGATTTACATACTGATGAAGAGGAATTAATTACTTGGGCAGAAAAAGAATCCTATAAAATTTTAAAATTATTAGATTATTAAAACAACAATCGATAAACACTTCGCGGACTATTATTCTTATTATAAAAGAATATGTAAAAAGTATTACAATGGTCGGTACTTAGCAGAAGATATGTTACACGAACTCTATTTTAAATTATTAGCTGAGAAACCTGAAAGTATAGATAAATATAATAAAGATGGTAAACTTTACATTCTCGGATTATATAGATTAAGGGACTTATTCAGAAACCGAACTCGAACACTCCAGCATATTGATGGAAATACTTCAAGCCTTCACGAAATGGCTAATTACGAAATAAGAGATTTTGCTGAGGAACCAATGGAACTATTACCAATAGATGAAATTAATATCGAACGAATAAAAAATTGTATATTTGATGGGTTACTAAACCAAGATCACGATATAGAAGTATTTGTAATGGCTCAAATCGAACCATTATACAGAATGGAGCAACGAACTAAAATAAATCGTAGTAGCTTAAAGAAAGCTTACGAGAATGCAAGGATTAAACTTAAAAACCAATTAAAATGAAAACACAAAACTTAAATCACATTAAAGAAAACGTTGAATTATTTAGAATGTGGGTAGCAAACAACGAGCATCTTCAAAACTCAATGGATGTATTACAACCAGTTATTGAAGTTTACAACGAGGAGTTCCCACAACAAGCTATCGGACTATCAAATTGTAAAGAATGTTTATTAGATATGTTACGTTGGGCCATCGGACTAACAAAAGAAGAAGTTAAAAAGAAAAAAAATGAAATATAACTATATTACTTACACAACTTTGCCACCAACATTTGACTGCTATACAAGTAGTCTTATCGGAGTATTCTATATTATACTAAACTAATGCAAGACGAATACGAATCAATAAACTTTTGGAATAATGCCTAAGCCATTAAAAAACGAACCTAAGGACGAATACATTAAAAGATGTATGTCAGATAATGAAATGAACAGTAAGCATCCTAATTCAGATGAACGCTTTGCTGTTTGTTCTAGTTTCTTTGTTGAATATGCTGAAACTAAAATAAGTTTTGATTACGATGGAGTTTTGTCAACGGACCAAGGCAAAGAATTAGCAAAGAAACAAAAAGGAATAATTTATATTATTTCAGCAAGACATGATAAAATGAGTATGTTAAATACAGCTCACGATTTAGGAATACCAACAAGCCGAGTTTATGCAACTGGAAGTAATAAAGCAAAGATTGAAAAAATAAAAGAATTAGGTATTAACAAACATTATGATAATAACAAAGATGTTATTGATAAACTAGGTAGTATCGGATCATTATACTAAAGATGGTAAATTATATACAGGTCCAACTCATAAAGATGCAAGCGGTAAATTAATGACTGGAGCAGAACACTCATCGAACTCACAATATTTATACCACATAGAAGATTTATAGAATGGCAAAGAATGAAATAACTATTAAAAAAACTTTCGGTAAACGAAAGGTTGGTAAAGCAAAGAAATCAATTTGTAAAAGAGATAGGAAAACAAAACCAAACAAAGGACAAGGATAAACTCTTATCGGAATAAACTATGCCTAAAAAATATATAGACACACCTGAAGAACTTTGGACCATGTTTCAAGAATACCTAAACTCACTAGAAGTATTAGAAATGGAAGTACCTCACGTTAAATTAGGCACAGTTAAAATTCACACCCAAGAACCTCCAACTATGGAAGGTTTTAAATACTTCGGCTCTAACTACTTTGAAATCAAAGGCAAAGACAACGTTACAATTAAACACTATATTGATAATTCGAATAATTCTTATGATGACTATTGTACAATCGTTACACGCATAAAGGACTATATTTACAAACATAACTTTAGCAGAGCAGCTGTTGGAATATATAAAGAAAGTTTAATTGCTAAACAATTAGGATTAAGTGAAAAAATTATTCAAACAGTATTCACAGAACAACCATTATTCCCTGATAGGCGAATCCCAAAATTAGATGTTTCTCAGAACCACAGCGATTGATAAAATACTTGAATTAACTAAATTTGTCAAAGGCATTCAGGGGGGAACGAGTGCTGGTAAAACATTTGGTATACTGCCTATCTTAATAGATGATGCTGCTGAATATCCACTAACCGAAACAAGTGTTGTTGCTGAATCTATTCCACATTTAAAGAGGGGTGCAATCAAAGACTTTAAAAAGATAATGGTTGAAACTAAACGTTGGCAAGATGATAGGTGGAATGGTACTGACTTTAAATATACGTTTGCTAATCAATCGGTTATTGAGTTCTTTAGTGCTGATAGTGATTCTAAACTAAGGGGTGCAAGACGTGATTATCTATACATGAATGAGTGCAATAATATGACCTTGCATAGTTATACTGAATTAGCAGCTCGAACAAAGAAGGGAATTTATTTAGATTGGAATCCTGTAAACGAGTTTTGGTTTCACAAAGAATTAAAGGGTGATCACGATGTCGACTTTTTAACTATCAATTATTTAGATAACGAAGCATGTCCTGAAAGTGCATTGAACTTTATATTAAAAGCTAAAGAGAAAGCTAAAACAAGTAAACATTGGGAGAATTGGTATAAGGTTTATGGCTTAGGGCAAATAGGTACGTTACAAGGAACGGTCTTTGAGAATTGGTCTATTGCTCCTTCCATTCCTAAGGATGCTGAATTGATTGCTTATTCTTTAGACTGGGGATATTCAAATGACCCTACAGCTTTAGTAGCTTGTTATAAATCGGGGCAACAATATTACTTCGATGAATTGATATATCAAACTAAACTAACTAACAGCGATATTATTGACAAACTAATTAAACTCGGAGTTTCTGAGTATTCTGATATAATAGCTGATAGTGCCGAACCTAAGTCAATAGAAGATTTAAGGCGAAGGGGATTTTCGGTTAGTCCAGCTAAGAAAGGACCTGATAGCATACGTGCTTCCATATCTTTATTGCAAGAAATTCATTTTAAGGTTACTGAGAATAGCACTAACTTAATTAAGGAGTTAAGAAACTATTGTTGGGATGTTGATCGTGATGGAAATAAAATGCAGAACCCAGTTGATGACAATAACCATGCTATTGATGCGATTAGATATTTGGCAATGAATAAGTTAAGTAGCTTATCAGACTGGATGGACTTTGAGTAGATGGCTACAATTTGTAACCAACTGATTTGAATAATGAATATAAATCCTAACCAATGGTTCGGAAAACAAAAGTAAAATTTTAAACGTTATATATATATGATTCCAACAAATGTAAATAATTTAACAATAAAGGAGTTTATCGAATACGAAAATATAAGAACTTCTAGTTTAGAAAACATTGATAAGATAATTCAGATAGCTTCGAGCTTTACTGATATTTCGGTATCGGAATATGAAAACATGAGTTTTAACGAACTTGAAAAAGTAAAGAGTAAAGTATTACTACTTATTAATTCAAAGCCGAACACAAGGCTAAAGAAAACGTTTTGGCACGATGGGATAAGATACAAAGCTTGTAAAGATGAGAAGGATTTTAAGACAAATCAATACACTGCTCTTAAGCAATATGAAACCGATGTCATTAATAACCTTCATAAAATATTAGCTTTGATATATGTTAAGTGTCCTGTATTCAGTAAGTATAAATTTAACTCCGATAACGTTGAAGAAATAGCCGATGTTATTTATAATTATGGAAAGGTAGGGGATGTCTACGGCACGCTTTTTTTTTACTCGAACAAGTCCGAAAAATTGAAAGCGGATTTGTTGAACTCTTTGGAGGAGGTGCAGAAGGAGATAGCGATTCACATGGAAGTAGTGAACAAGGAGTTAAATCTTTCAGAAAAGAATATGGTTGGTACTTTATAATCGATTCAATTACTGGTGGTGATCCTTTTAAAGAAGATGAACTAATGGAATGGTCGATTGCTAGGTTTTTAAATCGGATTCAATACATGAAACATAAAGCGGAAAGTGAACAATTTGCACAAAGTATAAATGACTAGAGTTGAAACAATATTACAAGCATTTGGAAAAAAGGCAGTCAAAGATTTGCGTAAAAGCTTATCTGATAAACTACAAGCAAGAGCATCAAAATATAAAAGTAAATACCCTGGCGGTTCCTCAAATCCTGGTGAAAGTGCTTTAGGTGCTTCAATTAAATTTACGATTATAGATTCTAAGATAAACTTCTCTTTAAATGATTATTGGGAAGCAGTTGATGGTGGAAGAAAGGCAGCAGGAGTTAGTCAAGATGCAAAGATTGATAAATGGATTAAATCAAGAAACTTAATACCAGGTTTTCAAAACAAGAACTTAGCGGATAGATTAGAAAAACAATCTCAAAACAAAACTAATAAAGAAAAGAAAGTATTAACAAAAATGAAGTTTTCTGAAGCATTAAAAGCAATGGACTTTTTAGTGAGACGTAAATTAAAGAACAAAGGTTATCAAGGTAATCAATTTTATAGTTCAGTAATGGAAGATGGAAGACAAGAAAAATTAATAGTTGCTATAAGAAAAGCAATAAAAAAAGAAATAGAAATAGCTGTAAATGTAAATTTAAAAACAAAAACATATGACGAAGGCGGGATACAAGAGTAATGAATATAAAAATAATATTAAAGACAAATAGATATGGCAATAACAATACTTAGTAAACCAACGGATGCATTATATTATGGTTATGTACCTTGTTATAATAATCAATGGTTTGTAGCTTCGAGTTCACAAACAGCTTCAGCTAACTTTAAATATTACATTGTAGTAACTGATATATTAAGTGGTTATAGTGTAACTGAAAAGTTTTTACCTAATCCAAGTGGCAAGCTTCAATTCGATGCTTCAAAGTTTAGTGAGTTATTAATGACTAATTACATTCCAGTTAATGTTTATGGGTTCCAACAAAATACAAGTATTCGTAAGATACGAGTAAACATCGGTGAGATTTACGGCTCTACTTTACCAGGAACTATTTACTCGGGAACTGATATTGATTACATTGTTTGGAATGGTAGTTTAGAAATGCTTACATTTTCGCAATACAATAGTAAAAATTATACTTGGGATTTAAGTACAACTCCTAATCTTAATTATCCTGTTTTGTTATCGGACTTAGCTGATGACTATACGTTTAATAATAGAAGTAACTTTTTATATTGGATGGTTTTAGAAGGACAAACTGATTTACCTAAAATATATTTGAGAACTTATAATGCTGCGGGATCGGTGTTAAATACTTATACGATAACAAATAGTTATAATGCTTTAACTTCACCTAGTGTAGGTTATTATCGAAATAATATGGTTTGTATTGATGTCGGTAAAAAGGGCATAGATGGGATTAATGCAAGTTACTTAGTAGGTGTTGAATATTACGATATAATGGCTGAGATAAATTCAGAAACTGCACCATTCAAAATTAAAAGATATACAATAAAATGCAGTCCTCGTTTTGATGTTTATACACTTCACTACTTATCGACTACAGGAGCTTATGAAACTTTGCATTGCAGCAAGGTCTCGGAATTAAACTCTACTAAAACAAGTACTACTTTTAAACGTTCACCTTGGACTGTTGTAAGTAATGTAATGACTTTAGATTATTCGGTAGCTGTAGAACAACCAACTATTGTAAACGTTCAAAATGGATTAAAGTTAAATAGCGATTGGGTAACGAAGGCAGAATTATTAAAGTATAAAGATTTGTTTTCTTCACCCGATGTTAAATTAGATTTGGGAACTGCTCAGGGTTATGCATCAGTAAAAGTAACTAATGGAACTTATGTATCTAAGAATAACGATAAGCTAAGAAATTTAACTTTTGATTTATTATTTACTCACAATAACCAAAGACAAAAAGGATAATGAACGATATAAAGATTTTATTATATACACAAGATGCAACTCCTATTGAATACGATGTAAGTTATATTGATGAGATTCCAATTAGCTTTAACTTTTTAATATCGGACATACGAAACCCTGATAAAAAGAATGCAAGTTTTTCAAAGACAATAACATTCCCAGGAACTAAGGACATTAATAAATTCTTTGAGTTAATATGGAAGTCTAACATTAGTTTAAATTATTTTAATCCTAATAAGAAATGTGACATATATTATTATGTTAATTCGGTACTTCAGTTTAAAGGTGATTTACAACTAATCAAAATTAACGTTGATGATTCAACTGGTGAGGTTGTTTATGAAACTAGCTGTAAGGGAACTATCGGAAACGTATTTACAAAGATAGGAGATAAGTTATTATCGAATCCTGAAGATACCTCGTTTACTAACTGTTTAAATTTTAGCACTTATAATCACAATCTAACTTTTAACAACGTAACTAATAGTTGGGCCACATCAATACAAGTAGCTGGTTCTCCTGTTGCATTTGCATTAGGTAATGGATATGTTTATCCTCTTATAAATTATGGTAAGACATCAGTAATAGCTCCTAATCCTTATAACCAAGTAGCTGAAGCCGATTACAATATAAAGTTCTTTAGGCCCGCATTATATAAAAAGACTATATTAGATAAAATATTCTCCGATGCTGGTTATACCTATACATCAACTTTTTTTAATTCAGCATTTTACAAAAGGCAAATTATTCCTTCTACAAATGATAAGTATGATAAGTCTCAATATCAATTAGCACAAAATCAATTCTATGCTGGTTTAACAACAACATTATCAACTCCTGTAATAAGCACGACTAATCTTTTTGGTTCTTGGTATTCTAACTCAGTAACACCTCAAACAGTATTATTTAATAATACAAGTACAGCTCCATATAACGATGCTGGAAGTCATTATAGTTCGGGTACGGGTTTCTTTACACAATCAAGTTTTATTAATTATAAAGCTGGCTCAACTATTGTTTTTGATTTAGTGATTACAGCTTCAAGTGCTACAGCAGTTTATGCAAAATTAACTTCATTAAATTTTAATATAGTAATTGAAGGGGCACCGCCAACATATGGAACTTATAGTTTAATTAGTAGCTCGGTAACTGATTATTTAGTTGGTACTACTTCTAATTTAGAAATAACAGTTAAAGCTCCATCAACAACGGTTGGACCTGGAGGTCCATTATATGTTCAGTTTTTTTTAAGTAGTATATCTTATCAATTATATCGTTCAGATACAGTTACTTTAGTAAATACAGGAACTTCAACAATAACAGCAAATATAAAAAGTGGCTCAGAGTTTTATGCTAATTACGAAAATCAACAAATAGTCGAGGGTGATTTAGTAGACTTGAATAATGTTTTACCAAATAATATAAAACAAATAGACTGGTTAATGTCGGAGTTTAAATTGCATAATCTTTACATGGTCCAGGACAAAACAAATGAATATAATTATTTTATTGAAGATAGGGAGAACTTTTATAGTGGCTCAATAGATTGGTCTGATAAGCGTGATTACTCAATGAAGCGTGAAGTATTGCCAATAGGAGAATTAGATTTTTTAAAATATGAATTATCGTATAAAGAAGATGCTGATTATTATAATGATAAATATCAAAATGATTATAAAGAAACTTTCGGTAAACATTATGAATATATAGATAATGATTTTATTACTCAAACAAAAGATGTAAGTGTAATTTATTCGGCTACTCCATTAGTTGGTAATGATGTAAATGGTTTGGTAATACCTTATATTTTAAAAAAGGATAGCGGGGTAATAGAATCAATAGGAGCAAACATACGATCTCTTTATTATGGCGGTTTAATTAATTTAAGTTTTGGTAATTGGAATTTATGGTATTCAGGTGGTAATACATCAACAACTTATACTACCTATCCATTTGCTGGGGATTGTGATAATCCTTATAACCCTACTTTAACTTTAAATTGGGACACACCAAGAGAAATATATTACACTTATCAACAAGCTACTTATACCGATAACAATTTGTTTAATAGGTTTTATTCTAAAATGATAAATCAGTTAACTGATAAGAACTCAAAAATTGAAAGGCGATATTATAATTTAACAGCTTACGATATTAAGAACTTTGATTTTAGGAATGTAGTTTGGGACGATGGTTATTACATAGTAAATGCGATAAAGGATTATAACTTTATGAAGCCACAATCAACAATGGTTGAGTTATTAAAGTTAACTGATTATACTGTATTTATTCCTGATAATGATATTCAAGTTCCTGGTGCAAATAGAATAGGTAATATAAGTCAATTACAAAATTTAAGTTCTGCAAGTGGAAGTAATATAAATTTCGGTTACAATAGCAATATAGTAGGGGGATATAATAACTTTGTAGCTTCAGGAGCAAATAGCGTTACGCTAACGAACTCAAATAATGTAGTTATAGAATCTTCAGTGAGTAATTTTACAGGCGTTAATTTAACAAGTACAAGCACAATAACAAGCGGTGGTATAAACTTATCGGATGCCATTACAATAGATAATTCAAGTGGAAGTTATTTAGCAAAAATTAATACAAGTCAAGTAGTAAAGAAGTCAATAATAATAACAGCAGATTATACCATTGATGGAAGTTGCACATTTTTTTATGTAATCGCAACGGCTGGAAATATAAAGATAACAATAGACCCGACTTTATTTATTGATTACGAGTTTACATTTTTTAGAACTGATGCAACTGCTAACTCAGTAAAGTTATACGGGGTGGCATCGGAAACATTAAACGGGGTGGCTTTACCACAAACAATAATAACAGGGCAATATTCAATAATAACAATTAAATCAAACGCAACTAACGTCTTTATAATATAATTATGGCAACTGAAAAAATAATAATGGAGGCAGAGGTAAAAGGGGTTGAAAAATCAATTACCTCTTTTAAAGATTTAAAGACAGCAATTAAGGCAGCCAAGGATGAACAACTTGCAATGGCCGAAAAGTTTGGTGCTACTTCAGCTGAAGCAGTAAAAGCTGGTAAAAAATTAGCTGATTTAAAAGATAAAGTTGAAGATTTAAATGATGCAACTAAAAGTTTAAAAGGTAGCGGTATTGAAAAATTAAATGCTTCATTTGGTTTATTAGGTGAGGGTATTGCTACTTTTGATTTTGATAAAATTAAAACAGGGTTTAAAGGTATTGGTGCTGCAATGGGAGCTATTCCAATATTTTTAATAATTGAAGGGTTAAAGTTATTATACGATAATTTTGATAAGATTACTGCCCTATTTAATACAACAACTATCTCACAAAAAGCACTAGCAGAAGCAACTAAAGAAGTATCAGGTGAATTATCAAAAGTCTTAGTAGGTGTACAAAATGTAGAAAGTGGATTTGAAGCGTTTCATCAAGGCACAATATCAAGAAAAGATGCTTTAAAAATATATAATGAAACATTAGGCGATACATTAGGATATACAAATGATTTAACTGTAGCAGAAAATAATTACGTAGCAAATAAGGATTTATATATTCAAGCAATGCAAGCTAAAATAACTGCTAATATTTTGTTTACAAAATCAGCAGAATTACAAGCTAAAGTATTAACAGGTGAAGCAGAACAAACTACATTTTATCAAAAGGCAAAAGTATTATTATTTCTAAAAAATGGTGAAAGTTATTCTGAAAAATTAAAACAATACAGTAAAGAAAATATAGAAAATACAAAAAAAGAAGCTGCTGAAATAACAAAAATTGGTCAACTTAAACAAGAAGAGTCAGAAAAAATAACAGCTACTTTAAAAACAAATGGCAAAATAGCTGGAACGCTAACAAAAGATGAATATGATAAAGCTGAAGAATTAAGAAAAAAAGGAATTGATAAAGCAAAAGAAGCAGCACAAAAAAGACTTGAAGATGAAAAAAAGTTATTATCGGATATAGAAAACTCAAAAGAGCAATCATATATAAAAACTTTTAAAACTGAACAAGCACAAGCTATTGTAAAAGCACAATTTGAAAATGATAAATTAATAGAAGATATAAATAAAAGCAAAGCAAGTAAAGCAACAAAAGATAAAGCATTAATTCAAGCTGAAATAACCTTACAAGAAAATTATGCACAAATAAAAAAAGATTATAAAGTTAAACAAGATGCTGAAGAAAAAGCAGCTAAAGATAAAAAAGCAGCAGATGATAAAAAAATAGCAGATGATGCAAAAGCAGAAGCAATAAAAGGATTACAAACTAAATTATCAATTATAGAAAGTGGTTATCAATTAGAATCACAAAGATTAACAAATGAAGGTAAAAATTTACAAAAAGGATCACAGGCAGAAGAAGAAAATAATGCTAAAAAAGTAGAATTACAAAGAGCACATCTTAAAGATATTTACGATATAAATATAGCTAATGCTAAATTATTAGGATTAGATACTACTAACCTTAAAAATAAATATTTGCAAGAAACAGAAGCTTTAGAAGATGCCGCAAGGGAACGAAAAAAAGCTAAAGAAAAACAATTACAAAAAGATATAGTTGATTCGGTAAATCTTGCAGCTCAAACAACTTTAGCAGTTCAAAAAACTTTATCAGATACTTATTACATGAAGGAAACTCAAAAGATAAATAAACTTTATAGAGATAAATTAAAAAATGTAGAAAAGGGGTCTAAAGAAGAAACAAAGATACTAGAACAAAAAGAAAAAGATGAAAAAAATTTAGCTCGTAAACAATTTGAAACTCAAAAGAAATTCAATAGAGCCAGTGCAATATTAAATGGTATCTTAGGTTTAGGTGCTATCTTTGCTGTTCCCGATCCAACGTTAGGAATAGTCTCAGCAATAAGAGCAGCGGCTTTAGTTGCAACAACAGCGGCAAACATTTCACAAATAAACGCTACAGAATTTGATGAGGGTGGAAGTTCAGCGGGTGCAATACCAAAACCTGAAGAAGTGCCTGATACAAAAAAAGAAGTTCCTTCAATATATGGACCAGGTCAAGGGCAATCAACTACCTTTAGTGGTAATCAAAATAATAACTTTGCACCAGTTAAAGCATACGTTGTAGAAACTGAAAACCGAAGTACAACAAATAGAGTAAACAAATTAGTATCGGAATCCACTTATGGATAAAAACAATATTTAAAATTTAAACGTTATTACATTATGGAATTACCAATTAAGAAAGCAATAATAGATGTCGAAGATTCCGAAATGGGATTAAAGACAGTTAGTTTAGTTAGCGATCCAGCGATTCAAATAAATTGGATTAAGTTTAACAAGCAATCTGAAATTAAGTTAGCAATTCAAAACGAAGACAAAAGAATTATATTCACTCCTGTACTTATACCTAATCAATTAATCTATCGGAATATAGCTGGTGAAGAATTTAATTTGATGTTCGATAAAGAAACGATTGAATTAGTAGAACAAAAATGGGTTAAAGATAATTTAAGCAGTGCTGTAGATATTGAGCATTCTAGTAAATTAATAGAAGGGGTAACTTTTTTTGAATCAGTATTATTAAACAATGAAAGATTTGCAACAGCAAAAGGCTTCGAAGGACTGCCTGAAGGAACTTGGTTTCTTACGGGCAAGGTTGAAAGTGATGATGTATGGACAAAAATTAAGTCGGGTGAAGTTAACGGTGTTTCGATTGATGGCCTTTTTAAAACAGCTGAAGTCAATAAAGTAACTATGTCAGATGAACAAGTAATAAAAATAATAAACAATTTAAAAACTTTAAACGTTATATAAATATGGAAACAAATGTTATCTCAAAAATTAAAGACT